GCAAATTCGTCTAAGAATATAATGTTGAATGACATACCTCGAACTGCTGCAGCAGATGTAGATGCTGCCATGATCTTAGAACCATTCTCTAATTCTAAACTTCCTTTATTCCATACAAGAATACCTTGTTGCATCCAATTAGGTAAATTCTCATATGCAGTTTGCAATCTACCTAGTAAATCTCTTGCAGTCTGTGCTTTGTTTGCAAGAATACCAATATTGACACTATCATTAAAGATAGCATAGTGTAATAAGTATGATACAGATGTCGTAGACTTACCAGTCTGACGAGGCATCATGCATATATTAAATCTATTATCATGAAATCTTCTTATTAATTGTTCTTGAAACGGCCACATATTAAAACCAACAAGACCTTCATCAACACTTATGATCTTAATATAATTTTTTGCGAAATATACGGGATCTTCTTTACACTTGATAAATTCAGCAATTTGCTCCTGACTGAATTCAATCGAAGTATTTGCTTTTTTTAGATTAGGATTTCCAAGATATACATTACTAGACATAATAAATTAACAGTTCCACTTACGTAGTGATTTATTTATTCTACTATCTGGATCTCTCGCTGTCTTTGCACTTGTTAATTTTTTCTTCATTCCTTTCATTCTAGAACAAAATGACTTTCTTCTGTTTGCTGATTTAGAACCTTTCTTTAATTTAGATGGTTCTGTTGTAACTGCTGTCTTAAGTTTAGATCCAGGATTTGCTGCACGATATGATGCAACTCCTTTTGCATTTAATCCACCAGAATCACTCTTACCTGCCTTTCTCTGCCATGCAGGACTCTTTGCTTCATCTATTTCATTCTTTCTTACATACTCTTTTCCACCAGCCCCTATGTCAGTTACCTTAACTTTAATCTTTGATGGATCTTTAAGTTTAACTTTAACCATTGGTTTCTTTGCTTCTTCCACATAACCTAATTCGGATCTCCAATCCTCTTTTTTCATTTTCTTTGCAACTTTATCATCTTCCTTCTTTTTTATTTTAGCAATAGCAATCGCTGCCTGTTGTGCAGGGTTTGCAGAATAACCTTCCTTTGCTTGCACTCTAGTCTTACCAAGAATATATTTTGGATCATTCTTCATTGCTGCTTGTGCATCAAGTTCATCATTTTTATTCACATTTATAATTGTCTTTCCACCTTTTTTAGTTTTAGTATGTGATATATTACCCATTTCTTCGTTAGCAAGGTCCTTATGAACCTCTCTATACTGTGCTTTACTATCACCAGATCTTTTATTTGATTTAGTCATCTTATTAGTTTTCTTATACCCATCATCCTTTACATTATATTTTTTTCTATAAAAATCTTCACTTACTTCTACTTCTTCTTTTTTAACACTTCCAATAGGTTTACAGTTAGGAACCATCTTTCCACCCTTTTTCTTCATACCATATGCCTTATATCCATCCCAACATTTCTCTTGAAACTGTGTATACTCAACTCCCTCTGACTTATTGCCATAATTAGCAGCACCCTTTTTGCGACACTGGACTAATCTACCAGATGCATATGCTGAAGGCCAAACTTTTGCACTTGCTTTTATTTTATGATAACATGCATCTTTCTTACCGCTACCCTTTCCTTTCTTATCTTTTACTTCAAGAACTAATTCTTCATTCTTCCAATCAGAATATACTGATTCCTTTTTCATTTCCTTCTTACCATAAGTTATGCAAGGATCTTTACCACATCCACAATTTTTTGGTTGCTTTTCTTCTTTATGCATATCTTTAATGTGTTTTCTGACTCGATTAGCTTGACCTTTATGCATTTTACTTGCCTTATCCAATTCCTTAGAAATAGTTACAAGATCTTTAGATTCTTTCATTTTTTTCTTTTTGTCAGTTGCAACATAAGTTGGTTTTGCAGCACCAGATTTTGATTGTTGACCTGGATCTGCTTTCTTTTTTCTTCTTGAAGCAGAAAGTCTTTCGGACTTACTCATGCTTGCTCGTTTAGAAGAAGATACACATTTCGGTGTTCCTTCACCAGGTTCATCACTTGCACAAGTTCCACCTGTGACTACATTAACCCAACCACCTTTACCATCTTTAGATTTAGAACCCTTGAACCATTTACGTAATGATCCTTCATTTACTTTTTCACTATCCATATAATCTGCTGCAGTATCAAGATAATCTGCTGCTTTAGTTATTTTGGATTGCACCCATGCTTTCACATTACCTTCACCTTTACCGACTTTCTTTTTAAGTCTTTTTGATGCAGAATTTATCTGATCAGTCTGACGACGAATCATCTCATGTTCGTGATCGGCAGTTTTTCCTTTCATTTCTCTTGACCTGAAAATAACAACGGTTTAGTTGGATCATTTTTGGCAGGATCAAAATATAATATAATAGCATTTGGATATGCCTTTCTCACTTCAAAAGCAACTTCTGCTTTGCTAGGTCTACTGAACTTAGGAAAAAACATATTGATGTCATACATCTTTCCTCGCCAGTTAAAAACAATATTATAAGTCCTACCTCGTTCCTGGATACGAAGATACGACTCTCTAATGTCTCTGAATCTTTTCATTATAACTTATAACCTCTTATTATTTAGTCTTTTTTGTATCAGATTGACTTTTCAATAATTTTTGCAATTCTGCTGTTGACCCTACAAATAATGCGTTATTGACTGTAGATGGTCCTTTTGGATCTTCTGCTTCTAGATTTTTCATCTTCTGTTGAAGATCCACTAACTTATCTGTGGTATCTGCAACGTTTTTAATTAACTGACTGACAACTTCAAACGCTCTTGGTTGTTGTCCTTCTTGAGCAACTTCCATGATACTATCAAGTGCTTCTTGACCTTTTTCGATTAAAGAATATAAATTACCTCTTGTATATTCATAATCACGAGTAGAATCTTTTTTAGTTCTTTCTGCTGGTTTAGATTTATTTTCAACAACTTTAGTCTCTTCTTCAACAACCTCAATATCAAGAGAATCATTTATAGCATCAAATTTACTCATACGTCAACTCCCTTTGTAGGACTGAATGTTTTACCATCATTAAATGAGAAACGATTTTCACTGAATCCAAAATCATCTCCAAGATTTTCTTCAACCAATGCATCATCTGCTGCATTTATGGCACTTACAACAGCACCACCACTATGAGTATCTATAGTAGACGCATATTCACCACGATCTACAAGTAATGTATTTCCAGTGATTTTTTTGATAAACATCACTTCCTTATCAACTTCAATATAAGTTTTTTCAACTAAACTAGCAGCATCTACAACATTAAACTGTGTCTTAACTGTATCTAATGTTTCTGATAGGTTTGTAACAGTATCACCAGTATAATCTTTTGTAGCAGTAGGAGTAGCAGTATATCTGAGATCCCTTGATATATTTTTTCTGTCTGTTGTACGAGCAGCGTAATCGACTTGTACTTTTTTGATGAGTCCTTCTGAAGAACTTGGAACAGGACCAAATAAAAATGTCTTCGCTGTAAAATTAAGTGTATGTGTTATAACTCTCTTTTCTTCATAACCACCCGCATAATTATCATCAAAAGTTAAATTATCTAAAATCATCGGTATATCTCTTTTCTCCCCGATAGATGAAACTAAATCTACAGTTAAATTAAATGATGGTTGAAAGAATGGAAGGATCTGTTCAATTATTTGTAGAGCATCTTCATTATATTGTGTCATAATTCCAAGGTTAAATCCAAGATTATATGGAACTGGCATAAAAATTTTCTTGGCAACTTTAGTTCCAGAAGTAGTTTGTGCCTTAAAAGTTTGCATAGTTGAAACCTTTCTTGCAGCATCATATGTAACACTTGTCATTTCAAATGAAAGTCTCGGTAATGTTATAGCAACTCTCTGTCTTAAATCTGGTTTTTGTTCTAATCTTGCAAGAAACTTTTCAGTTGGTCCATAAGCAATAGGAACTCTCACACTAGTGTGGACAGTGCCATCTGATTTCTTATGTTTGATATCAATTGTATTAAAAAGAGTACCAAATGCAATGATAGTCTTTCTAATAATTTCGTGATAATAATAGGTTCCTAACATAATATTATTTCCATTTACTTAATTATTTAGAATTCCCCAAAAGGATTACCTTCTGAGAAGTCCAATATTGCATCTGCTTCAGTCTCAAATGGTGTGTTTTCATTGAATGCATCAGTATCATCCTGAGTTGATGCTGTCTTGACGATATACTTAGCATCTGATCCATTTTGAGTAGTTCCGATACCTACAACTGCTTCTCCAACTACGAAACTTCCACTAGGTCTAGTAACCTTAAGAACTCTATCATCAAAGTCCCAACTCTGTACAAATGCAGTTGTACCAGATCCAACTCCTCGAACCATCTCTTTGTATAGGTAATTGCCAGTAGCAAATCCTACTGCTGCTGGCGGATCTATTACTATACTTGGTGCAACTGTATATCCTGCACCAGTATTTGTATATCTAATTGCTGCAACTTCACCAACAGTATTAAGAACAACAACACCTTGTGCATTTGTTCCACTAAACGTCTTAATTCCAACATCGTTACTTATAGTGACAGCAGGTACGAATGTATATCCTGCTCCTGGATTCGTAATAGTAATAGAAGTTACAATGCCAGCAGCACTAATTGATGCTATACCAGTAGCAGTTGTTCCACTTGTAGGTGGTGCGATAGTAATTGGTGGTGCTGAAATATATTTTCCTCCAGTATTTGTAATATTGAATGATGTTATAGTTCCACCAGCACTTACTGTAACAGTTGCTGCTGCTCCTACAGTTGTTGGATTAAATACAACATTTGGAATTTCTCCATACTCTTCTCCACCATCAGTAACTGTAACTACACTTAAACCGTCATTTGCTATGATTGCAGTTGCAATTCCTCCAGATCCTAACACATTTACACTTCTAATTGTAACAATAGGTGATGCTGTATATCCAAATCCAGGATTTGTTATTAAAATTCTGTCTATTGATTGTCCTGCTTGCCCATCTCTACTTGTCATAATAGCAACAGCAGTTGCGTTAACACCTAATGAATTACCAGTTGTTGATATTCCAATCTCTGGTGCTGCAGTATATCCAGTTCCATCATTTATTAAATCTATTGATCCAACTGAGAATCCTGTTGTTAAACCTGAAACAGAAGTTGCTTTCTGTACAGTTGCAGTAGCAGTACTCGCTGCCAATCCTACCATACCAAGTGTAACAATAAATCCAAATTCATCAACAGCAGTGTCAACCGCTTCAATACTTGTATTAATATCTTGATCAAGTTCAGCGTCCATAACCTCACAACTTAGAGTATAAACATACAAATTGTTTAGTTGATAGAATGGTTTTCTTGCTTCAACATATTTAATTTCAAACATAGTATTATCAAGAGGAAGATAAACTAAGTCACCTTCTTGTGGTCTAGTTGATAATTCAACTTGACTATCTCCACCAAGAAAGGGAGTTATAAAATCTTCGTATTTTTCTTTTGATACTACTAAATTAACTGAATCAGTTGTAGTGACACCAAACTTTGATAGAACATCTCCAGATCCTTCAAATCCTTGATAATTCAATAGATATGCTTCTAATCGATATGCATCATCAAATGAAGATGAAACTATCTCTTTGATTATTGATTTCTTATTAATAATCTTTCTGGGAAGATAAACAACATCTTGCCCATACATTCTTAATTGTTCGTTTATAAGATCCTGAACAAGTCTTTGTTCACTAGTTGATCCTTGTAGAAAGTAAGGATTAAGTGGCATATCACTATCCTATTAAATCGAGTGGAGGTAACTCGTATTCTGTCTTGAGTTCGTATTCAATCTGTTCAATTTCTCTTATCGCATCATCATATATTTGTCTACCATTCAATGAAACTCCACCTGGCAACATAACTCCTTGGAACTTCATTAAATTTTGTCCCCACTGTCTTTTAATTATAGCAACTAGATATCTTTTTAACCACCAATCATTGTAAATGTCAGATGCATTTGCTGGATCTACTAGTCTATAACAATCAATAATTAGATAAGTATTCTTTGAAACTTGTCTCCAATCAATATCCATATACAATCTATGCTGTCTTTTGTTAAACCTAAGTTGAACATCTGGAG